TGAAGGTAAAGTAAAGTATGTTGATGAACCATTATTTCCTATTCTAGTAACATTTACGTTACCTAAATCAGCCATAACATCATACATTACAGTTCCATTTGTATATACTAAAGATTTAGAACCTTGTGGAATGATTACTCCAGTTCCACCAGTTGGAGCGAAAGTTAAATTGTAAGAACCCGAAGTATTATTAAATACTACATATTGATTTTCTACAGCATCTGTAAATACATTAATACTTCCAGTTAATGCACCTGTAAATTCAAGTACAGCATTATGAACCTGATCATCTGTAGTAGAATCATCAGTGTTAGTTGTAGAATTATTAGAAGTTAATGTAACGTTAGCAGAACCTGCAACGGATACAGCTTGATATCCTTTTACAGAAGAATCAACTCTATTAAAAACATAATTTACTAAATTACCCCAATTTCCTGAGTTTTCACCAGAACCTTGTTTTTCTAATTTTAATCTTGATGTATATGTTGAAACCATATGTATTTATACTCTTAAATTTTATATTTGTAAATAATATTCATTTGTATGTTATTGTCTAGTGAATATTCGTCCAACTTTCAGTATTAGTATTACTTACTATATGTGTCCAAGCCTCTGTATTAGTGCTTGTATCTATATTATTCCAGAATTTTAGAGTAGCTACAGTTACATTAGCAGTTTGACCTGTTATAGTTAAATAGTTGTTAGAATTAGCTATAACGTTTCCTACAAAAGTAGTTATACTATTACCAGTTAAAGAAAGAACTTGATCAGTTTTAATAGCTATCGTATTAGCTGATACATTAGCCTGAGATCCAGTAATAGGAATAATATTACTTAATCTTAATGTAACATTTCCTAAATTTGTATTTAATTGAAATCCTGTTATATCAACTCTATTAGCAGTTCCTGTTGTAACATTTCCTAAAGATACATTTAAATCTATTTCAGCACCAGTTTGAATTGTAATAGATCCACCAGCTTGAATTGAAATTGATCCTAAATTTGCATTTAATGATTGTCCACTAATAGTAACATTAGCTTCATTAAGTACAATTATATTATTTAAAGATACATTTGCTAATTGACCACTGATGGAAATATTAGCATTAGCAATTGTAACTGTATTACCTATACTTGCTGTAAGTTGAGTTAAAGTTGAAATTGCAAAAACATTTCCAGTTCCTGTAAGAACTGCACCATGACCTATGTTCCAGGCGCCACTTGACCATTCATCGGCGTTCCAGTAACCACCAAAATCTATTTGAGTTTCTAATTCTTGACCAGTAACATTTGCAAGAGCATCTGGAGTTGTATTCCAAGCTCCTACGTTATACCCTAGCCTGCTCCAACCATCTTGCGCTGTTGGCATAGGAGTTTACCTCTCTATGCTATACGAATTAATCCGTTAGTAGCATCAGCGTTTGGAAACTGTAGCTCGAATGTTCCGTTTGTAGATGTTTTAACACCACCAAAATCTAAAACTGCAATTGCAGCATTGCTTAAACTATTATTATAAATTAAAGCAGCTTGTGCAGAAATAGTTGCATTAGCAAATGTAACATTATCAGCATCAAATACTGCTGTAGTTCCTGATACAGTAATTGCAACGTTAGTTAATGTAGCTCCACCTGTAGTATAGTTAGTTCCAGAATTTGAAATTTCACTACTTGTAGTGTATGCAGTAGTATTTTGATCTAAAGAAGCAAGATTAGAATATAAAGCACATTTTAATATACTTGCAGCTAAATTTGCTCCTGGCTTCATTAAGTCTTCCTTAAATGCAACCGTGATAGCTTGTGTAATTGCCATTTTTTATTGTCCTCCAGTTAAAGTGTTTTCTCCAAGTGGGCTACCAGGAAATTTAAAGTCCGTTCTTCTTCTTCTACGAGCTTCATTATTAATAGCAGTCACACTCTCAACATATTTTTTGTTGTAGATATTATAGTCTTCCATGTTCTTTGTAAAGATATTTGCTTCAGCTAGACAACCATATAAAAGAGCATCTGGAGTATTAGTAGTATAGTAATTAGTTGTATTCGTATTAGATAATGGATTAATTCTTCCTTGATATCCTAATTGAATAGAATAAGCTTGATCAGGTGTAGGAGCTAAATATAACGTATTATCATCAAAATTAGCAAAATATTTAGGTTGAGCTGTTATACTTACATTAGGCCAATATTCTTGTATAAATTCTAAAGGTTTAATTTCTAAAAAAGAAACATTACCGCTTACTGTTATATTAACATAGTTAATAAGCATAGGTTCTATAGCTGATGGTAAAGTTACAAATCTATCTCCTGAATAAACTGAAGAAGTCATATTTTGATTAAATCCTACTGGATCAATATCTCTTGAAAGTCTAAACTCTGTGTTATCAATAAATGTGTCTAATTGATTTGTAAAGTCAGTTCCATTATTTTCAGCCCAGAGTTGTATATCACTCTTTAGACTTGAGTACGTCATTGCCATCTTTTTTATCTCCTGGTGCTACAGTAAATTTAGACCATGCATATCCTTTAAATGCGTAAGTTCCCCAATGAGTAAGAGGACTTAATAAATCAGCGTGTATTTTACCACCAATCTTTTGCCACATTCTACAAAAAGCATAGTCTTCACTTAGGTATCTATTACTTTTTTCATCAATAATACAGTCAAAAAATGCATATGTATTTTTAGAAGTAAATCTTTCAGTATTTATGATCTGATCACTAGTATATTTAAGATTAGGATAAGCTTTCATCATCTTATAAAAGACTTCTTTTTTAATACACATAAAACCTGTAGCTGCATCTAATACTTCTACAAATCCAGCTTTCATTTGAATATCTCTAGGATTTACAAAATTTAAATTATATCCTAAAGATTTTTGTTCCATATTTTCAAAATCTCCTTTTTTAGCTAGTTCTACAACATGGTTCCAATCTACAGATTTTCTAGCATATACTCCGCAAGCTATATCGTGTCCTGAATCTAATAATCTCCAAATGTTTTTACCTTCAAAACCTATATCGGCGTCTATAAACATTAAATGTGTAAATCTATCGTGTGGATCTGACTCACATAAATCTAAAAATTGTGCAACTAAAGTATTTCTAGCTCGTGTAACTAAACTTTCATTTCCCATAGTATTTAATACCATGTGAAAATCATTTTTAGCAGCGACTTGTTGAGTTTGAAGAATTCCATGAAGATAACCTTCATTGATCATTCCACCATAACATGGTGTTGCAATTACAACGCCATATTTTTTCTTTTTATTTAATTCATCACTCATGAAGTGACTACTGTAACACTTCCTAGAGATAATGATAACAAATTTGTTGTAGCTTCTGCAACTCCTACCGCTAATACAGCTCCTGATGTATTAGGGTATATAGTCTGTATTTGATCTGGAACACCACCTATGAGTGAATTTGGGACATTTAAACGTGCATTTTCTAATGATGTAGCATCAGTAAAATAAGTTAAATCAAGTTGTGGATGTTTTGGTTCATATTCAGAATCATGTACAAATAGACCATTCCATTCAAATAACATTTCATTATGAGGAAATTCTAATCCACTTCTATCTGATATACTTCTTCCATATCTACCACTTGAAAATTTAGTGTAAGGTGCTCTATGTGGTTTTTTAGTTCTTTCACTATTAGAGTTTGCACCAGCCATTATATTGCCCTTCCATATCCTGGAACTATCCTAGTTGTAGGAGTAGAGTCCGCAGATTGTGCTCTTGAAAATGCTTCTTCATAATCTAATTTTAATTCAGCTCTCATATTACCATCTATGCCTGGTCTTTTTTTACTTAAAAAATAAGCTAGTCCAGAACACATTGCTTCAATCCAACGAGAAGGTACATCTACATTTTGATCTACTCCATTTACAGTATTTGCTGTTATATCTTCCATTCTTCTAATTCTCCAATATCTCATTACATCTGTAGAATTAACAGGAGTTGGATATAAAAATAAAACTGGTGTAGATAATCTTTGTAAAAAAAATTGAGTAGGTAAAGATTGAGTTGATTTAACTCCAATTGCTTCGTAATCTCCTAGAGCTAAACGTGTCATAAAATAATCAGTATTAGTTCCACCTTCATTTCTTCTAATACTTGATTCAACTATATCAATAGTATCAGCAGGAAGTGTATATTGATTTGTTCCTTGTACTAATGATAAAGTTTCTAATTCTACAGTCCATTGATTGTAACCACGATTGGCCCAATCTGTGAACATTATATTTAAACTTCTTCTAGCGGAACGAACATCATAACCTAATATTGGATCACCTCCAATACGATCATATGCTTCCTGAATTACTTCAGTTACATTTAAATTAAATGTTGCTGTACCTGATAGTGCCATAAAGACCTACGCAAAGAATACAGTTAATCCTGCAACGTTAGCTAAATTAGCTTGAAGTTTAGTTCCAAATTTTATACCTTCATCTGGTATACTAATAGATACAGGACCCGATGCAACACTTGCTGCTGTAGTAATACTAAATATAGTTACATTATCATCTGCAAATGTAACAGTTCCAGCGGTAGCA